TCGCCAGCCAGCGCAGGGTTTCCGCAGGCCACTCCGCCACCAGATGCGGCGGAGTGCCGAACCGCTCCCCCAGCTGACAGAGCAGCCGGGCGCTGCTCAGCTCGCCAGGCTCGGTGACAGTGGTTCCATCGGCAGCGGTAGCGCCGCCGACGGCCCGCCACCGCTCGATGCGTTTCCCAGGCCTGCCGGGGCCTCGGCGACGACCTGCTGCCACGCCCGGATGATCCGCATGAGGTGCGCCGGATCCAGGGTGGCCATGCCCTCGGCGGTCGCCGGCACGGGCTGCCCGTTGTCGTCGTGGTAGTTCCACGAGACCAGCACCTTGGCGTAGAGGTCGATGACCTTGCGGAGCACCGCGAGCGACGCCCCAACGGCCTCGCCCTGAGCCTCGCCCGCGTCCTCCCCGAGGGGCAGTTCGCGGACCTCCTCGACCATCTCGCCGAGCTCCAGCATCATCCCGATCGGAGCCGAGCGGGCCCGCACGATCAGGCCCTCCAGCTCGTCGTCGCCCTCGAAGTGCAGGACGTAGATGCGGCGTTTCGGGGTGAAGGCGGCGTCCGGGCTCGCGCCTGGTACGCCCGGACCGAACTCGCTCAGCCCCACGTCAGCTCCATGTCGGGACGGTGCCGTTGCTCAGGACACCCGGCGCCGAGAACGTGAGTTCGCCGCCCGCGGCGCGCTTGAGCTGGTAGTCCGTGTAGAGCACCTCATTGGCGAGGGTCTGCCCGGACACCGTCAGCGTCGTGGTGCGCGCCACGCTCGTCGACGGCACGGTCTTGAACACGGCGTGCGCCTGGTCGGCGGCGTCGTTGAAGACACCGTTGAGGGTGATGGAGAAGTCGGCGAGCAGCAGGAGCCGCTCGATCGCCGACTTGTCCAGGCCCGTGACGTCCTGCACCGCCCGCGGCGTGGAGAAGTCCAGGTCGGTGATGTCGTTCAGGATGGTCTTGACGGCACCTGAGCTGTCGTCGACGCTGCAGGTGCTCCACGCGAGGCCCGACTCCTTGGCCAAGGTGCTCACTCCCTTTCAAGGGTGGCCGGGCCCCGGGTTTTCCGGGGTCGGCGACAGAACCGATCAGGCCGAATGGCTGTCGGTGATGTGGGGTGCGGGTTGCTACCCGCGGGCCGCCCGGTCGGCGAGCCGGTCTTGGTTTTCGCCGAACTCTTCGACCCAGTACTCGGCGCGGGTGTGCCGGCGGACGGGTCGGGTGGTGCCGCGGTGGTCGCCGCCTCGGACGAGGAACAGCTGCTGCATCTCGATCCAGTGCTGCCCGAAGCAGGTTTGCCCGGCCTCGTAGGTGAAGGTGACCAGCCCCGACGGGTCGCGGGTCTCGGTGTGCTTGCGGGTGCGGTCGTTGCGCAGGTACAGCAGCTGCGCCGGGCCCTGCGCGGCCTTGGGGTCGATGGCGGTGCGCCAGCCGTGGAGGTGGGCGGCGCAGTCGACCTCGGCGCACGACGCGCGACGGGACTTCGGCGCGGGCCGTTGCCGTAGCGCGTACGTGTCGTAGGCAGCGGACGGGAGGGCGTTGCGGTTGACCCGGTGCAGTGGAGCCATCGTCTACCCGCCTAGAACGTCGGGGTGGCGAGGTTGCGGACGACCTGAACCGAGAACTGCGCATCCGAGAACGTGCCGGTCGTGACCACCCTCAGGTATCGCTCGACGCTGGCGTTGGTGGCGGTCGCGACCCGGGTGGCGCCGATGGTGGTCAGAGCCCCGGTGGTGGCGCCGGTGATGTCGGCGAACGCATCCCCGCCGCCGTCATCCGTAGACGACTGGATCTTGATCGTGACACTCGTGCCGGTGAAGGCGAACAGGTGCACGTACATCTGCAGCCCGAACGCCGTGGTGCCGACCGCCGCCCCGTAGTCCAGGCTGGAGCCGTTGGCGGCGGCCGTGTCCGACCGGATCCCGGCGGTGAGCTGCTCGCCCCACTCCACCCCGTACCCGTTGGCCTGCGCGCTAACGGAGAAGGTGAAGGACCCGTCGGCGCCGCGTTTGCCGTCGTAGCCGATCTGCTTCCCCACACACGACGCGACCGCGTTGCCCAGGGTGGTGCCGCGGCAGTACGTGACGATCTGGTCGGTCGTGGGCAGCGCGGCGAACCGCGGGTGCGCAGCCCCGGCGGCCGGGTTGAAAAACGAGGTCGCTTCGAGCCTGCCGTCACGCAGGCCCGCCATGCGCTCGTTCGCCGACTTGTCGATGCCCGTGGCGTCGAGCGCGGCCGGGCCGCCGCCGACGTTGTCGATCGCGTTGATGTCGCCGGACAGGTTGTAGCCGGCGACGAAAAGACGGTCACCGAGCCCGCTGCTCTTAGCCACGCGCTGTTCCTCCAACGATCTGGGTCATGAGACTGCTATCGGGCTCAGTGCCGCCCACGGGATCGGCGGCCCGTCCTCGGTGGCCGCGGCGGTGCCGCCTGCCGTCAGCGCGTTCCCGTTGCCGGAGTGGTCGACGGTCTCCGCCGTAAGGAGCGGGTGCCGGCGGGTCAGGTTCGCGGTGCGCACCGGGAGGTACTGGCCGAGTTCGTTCTCGATCTCGGCCAGGGTGAGGGTGGCAGCCCACAGCTTCACCGCGGCCACCCGGCCGTTGAGCCAGCCGCCGAATCCGTCGTCGCCGATGGTGAGCCGGCCGGGAGTGACCCCGCCGCCGGTGAGGGTGCCCGACGCTGACGTCAGGGCGCTGCCTGCCGCGGCCCCGTAGAACGTGACCGCGGTGCCGTTGACGGCGACCGCCAGCCGCGTCCAGGCGCCCACAGTGGCGGCGACCGCGCCGACCGAGGTGGCGGCGTCGAACGCGCCCCAAGTGGTGCCGTCGACGCCGGTCTCGATGGCGACACCGTCAGTGACGCCGCTGTTGGCGATCCCGACCGCGCCGGAGAACGCGTTACGGTCGGTGGTGATGTACGCCCAACATGTGGCAGTCCATGCGGTGCCCGCGGGGAGCCCGGTGGTGGCGCTGTAGAGGTCGGTGGACGCGTCGAACCGGGCAGCCATCACGCACCTCCCCGCAGGATCAGCCGCGGCGCGCGGGCCCGGCGGCGAGTGCCGGGCCCGCCGGGGTTCGCCTCGCTGTTGTTGGTGACGACTCGCACCTGCGCGCGGATGGTCGGCATGTCGGACCACATCGCATCTAGGCGGGTCTCATCAGAGCCCGGCTCGGCGTATACGACCCACGCGTCCGAGCTGTCGACGACGTACAGCCCGTAGTCCTGCAGCGCGGTGGCCAGCGCCAGCCCGTCCGCGTTCAGCCCGAGCGCGCTGATGTCCACCCCGGGCGGGATCGCGGCGAGGGTGCCCATACCAATGTTGCCGAGGTACAGCTCCTCGGAGGTGGAGTCCTCTCGGGTCGCCGGCCACACGTAGCCCTCGAAGAGCATGTACTCACTCGGTGGGGCCAATGCGATGGCGTGCGGGATGTACCGGTTCGCGACCTCACGCTGGCGGATCAGTCCGCCGATCGCCGACCCGCCGTAGCCGCGGACCCCGAGCAGGATCCCGTTCGACGTCAGGTCGGTTTCCACCACGTATCCGGCGGTGGCGGTCGTCGACGAGGTCCACTCGAACAGCCAGGCCTCGAACATGGTTTGCCCGTCGGCCTGCACCACGTGCATGTGTGAGTCGCTGGTGGTGACCGTGATGTCCGGCAGCGCCGGTTCGGCCCCGGCCGGGATGCGGTACTGAATGATCCGGCCACCGTCCTCGGTGACCGTGACCAGCGGATCGGACGCGGTCGCCCAGTAGATGGGGTGCGACCACTGCCACGACGCCAGGTCCCGGTCATAGGCGGTGTCGAGGAGATCCGCGGTGGCCGGGTCGGTGGATGCCTCGAACGTCGCACCGGAGCCGATCGGGGTGTTCCACGGTGAGGTGGCGGTGAACGGCCACAGCGACATGTCGCGACGCACACCGCCGGACGCGACCCCGCGGCCGTAGCGGGCACTCATTCGACGTCCCCGGAAAGCACCCACTCGTCCGTGCCGCGTTTGCGGAGCGCCACCGACGAATACCGGGCGCGGAGGATCAGCGTGGACGGGGTGCGGATCGTCACCCCGGATCCTTGGGCGATCGTGGTCTGCCCTGCGCCGTACTGCGCGACCTCCAGCACCGTGCCCGTCGGGAATGCAACCGAGCTGTTGGGCGGGACAGTGAGGACGTTCGACGAGGCGTTGTTCATCTCGACGACCTTCCCCGCGTCACCCAGGACGAGGGTGTAGGTGGTGCCGGTCTGAGTGTTCGCCTCGACCGTCGACGAGCCGCCGCCGCCGCCGCTGCTGGTGCCGGTCCAGGACACGGACACTCCGACCAGGATCGCGTCGCCGGCCATCGTGTCGGAGCCGTTGTCGGCGTCGCGGTAGACCTGGAGCACGACGTGGTCGTCGGAGTCGACGCTGTCGAGGTTCGACACGGTGACACTGGTGCGGTGCAGCCGCTGGCCGGTGGTGCCCAGGTGTGTGGTCGTCGTCGTGGATGCGGTCGCCAGGCTGTCGGTCTCGACGTCCTGGGTGTCCGTGTTCGGGGTGATCGCGGCGATTGCGGCGCCCCATACGACCGCGCCCGAGGATGCGGTGTCGGCGTACCAGGCCAGATCGACAGTGAGGTCCCCGCTGTCGTAGTTGGCCGTGCGGAACCGGAAGAACGCCGCCTCGTCCGAGGCGGCGTCGAACGCCAGCCCGCGGACGGGGATGTTCGTGCCGTTGGCCTGCACCAGCGCCGGGAACGCGGTACTGCGCATCGCCCCGCCGGCCGGGTCGAGCTGCACGACTACCGTGCTCGACCCGCCGCCGCCGTCCGGCACCGCCCACGTCTGGTCTCCGCGTAGGAACGTGGTCGAGTCCGCGGTGCCGGACCCGAGGCGGGCGGTGGGGACGGTGCCGGCCGTGAGGTCCGACGCGCTCCCGGACGACGCGACCGAGGCCAGCGCGTCGACCGCCGCGCCGATCGCATTGGCTGCGGTGTTCGTGGCGTTGTGCCCGGCGGTGTGGCTGGCGTCGCCGTCGACCTTGTTCGTGGGGAGGCTGATGCTCAGCGGCATGTGCGACCTCCCCTGCTAGTAGGTGCTCGTGTAGGTGGCCGAGTAGGGGTCGTCGACCGTGGAGCCGGCACCGTCGCGGCACAGGACCACCGCTGTGGTTGCGACCGTGAAAGTGCCGGTGGTGATCACCCGCAGGTAGCGGTTCACCGTGCCCGCTGTCTCGATTCGCTCCGCGCCGACGTCGGTGAGCGTCGTGAACGATGCGAGGTCGGCCCACGTGGCGTCATCCGTGGAGTGCTGCACCTTGACCGTGACCGATGTGCCGGTGAAGGCGAGCAGGTGCAGGTAGGCGGACAGTCCCGCCGATGTTGCGGCGCCGTGGTCGAGGCTGGCGCCGTTGGTCGCGGAGGTGTCGGTGCGGATCCCGGGGGTGCCCTGCTCGCCCCATTCCAGCGGGATCCCGTGGGAGCCTTGCGCTGCTACGGCGAGGGTGAAGGCCCCGTCGCTCCCGCGCTTCCCGTCGTATCCGATCTGCTTGGCCAGCAGCCCTGCGCCTGGGTAGCCGAGCGACCCGCCGCGGAGATAGGTGACGACCCTGCTCGATGTGGGCAAGGTCGACAGCCCGAGGTGCGCGCCTGTCGGGTTGAAGTAGGACGTCCACGTGAGCGCGGCGTCGTACCGGCCGCCGATCCGCTCGACGGCCGGCTTCGAGAGCCGGGTGAAGTCCAGCGGGGCGGGGCCGCCGCTGATGCTGTCGATGGCGCCGACATCGCCGGACAGGTCGAGTCCGTCGACGAGCAGCCGGTCACCAAGGCCACCGGACTTCGCCACAGGTCAGGCCGCCTGATCCCACAGATCGTTGACGACGATCGGCAGGGTGATGGTGAAGACGCGGTACACCTGGCCGTCGGAGGGCTGCAGGTAGCCGGCCCGGCCTTCGAGGCGGGTGCCGGACTCGCCGAGCAAGTCGACGTTCGCGACCTGGCTGCCGAGGGTGAAATCACCGGTGTAGGCGCGCATGAGGTCGTCGGCGGCGGCGGCGAGCTGGAGGTCGACGTTGTCGAGGTCGCCGCGCCACGGGATCTGCAGCCGCACCGCGAGGACGACGAGGGCGGTGGTGGAGGCCAGCCCGGAGCGGGCGGGGACCGAGGTGATCCGGTCGAGCCACACGGAGGCGGTGATGCCGCCTGCGGGGGTGGAGATCGGCTCGTGCCCTGCGACGCGCTCGATGTGGCCGGATGCGGCGGCGTGGGTTTGGACGGCGGCGACGATCCCGGGCAGGTCGAGAGCCATCAGCGGATGCGTCCGAGGGCGCGGATCAGGGCGCGGCGGACGATCGCAGGGGCCTTGCCGTCGAGGATGACGGTGGCCTTCAACGCAGCGTGGTAGCCACGGAACCGGCCGGTGTGGCGGCGCGGCCGCTGACGGCGATTCGGGGGGGCGTGCCGCTCGGTCGGGCCCTTGCCCGTGCCGTCCTCCAGGAACGGCCCGTAAACGACGCCTCGGTCATGAATGACCCGCCCGGTGGCGGTCTTGGTGACGGTGATCTGCGTTTCGTAGTACGGGGTGGGGAACTGGATGTAGAAGTCCAGCAAGGTCATCCACTCGCTATAGCCCTGGGCTGCGATGTCCCGCTCGGCTTCGTCGCAGAAGTCGCGGACGGCGGCATCAGCCCTGCCATCGAAGACGGGCCCGGAGACGCGGACGTCGACCACTACACAGCCTCCCGTCGCCAGAGCTGGTTCTCGCGCCGTCGTGCAGCCCGCTTGGTGAAGCGGAACAGCGCGCGGCTGCCCTCGCAGCACCGGCAGGCGCAGAGGGCCCAGCGGATCGTCTTGGACCTGCCGAGCGGGGGAGCCACTACACGGCCGCCTTTCGGCCCTTGCGGCCGTGTAGTGG